TCCAATATCGAACTCGTCAGCAATGCCCTTGTGCTGCTTGGCGAGGAACCGTGTTCGTCACTCAGCGAAAATCGCTACGGTGTGACCGTTGGCGCGAACATGTTCGAGCCGATCTACGAATCGGAGTTACAGTCGAATCGCTGGCGTTTCGCCATGAAGAAGGGCGCCCTCACCGAATTGGTTGATGTTCCTGCAAACCAGTGGGAACGCGCTTTCCAGCTTCCCTCCGACATGCTTCTTCCTATCGGCATCTACCCGCCTGAGCCATACGAAATCTATGGCGACAGCATCTACACCAACGCAACCACCGTCACGCTTGACTACATGTTCAAGCCCGAAACGACGGACCTGCCTGCCTACTTTTCTCTGCTCCTGACATACGCACTTGCCCGCAATATGGCAAAGCCGGTCACGGAGAGCGATGCAACGGCCGTCAAATGGGAACGCGAATATATCCGTCAGCGTGCCATTGCCCAATTCGCGGATGCGCAGGGGCGCCCGGCACAAACCGTGTTCGATTCGCCCTTCACGCAGGTGCGGTAAACCGTGCCTAAGTTCCACATCTTTCAGAACAGCTTCTTGAGCGGCGTGCTCGATCCGCGAGCCGCCGGGCGCGTTGATTCGACCGCTTACCAAGAAGGACTGAAAGTCGGCAACAACATCGTCATTCATCACCTCGGGGGCGCCAAGCGTCGTCCGGGGCTTCGTCGCATCGCAACGCTTCCCAATGCGCTTCTCCGTTACAATGCATCTGTCATCACAGTTGTGAATGGCGATTCGGATACGGTCGAAGACAATGCGGACGATAGCGATACCGCTACCAGCATCACGGCATTCAATATCGGCACGAGCGATCCGTTTGTCGTCGTTCACTACGATCTCGGCTCGGCGCAGGCGGTTCGCTTTGCGGATGTCCTCGGGATAGAACTGAGCACCGGCACGAGTATCGAATTCCGTATTCAGTATTCGACTGACAATGCCGCGTGGACCAATTTTGGAACCGCGCTTGAGTTGGTCGATGCCACCATTGCGCGCGACTATCGCCGCGGCAATTCGGACAACACTTCCATCACGGCCCGCTATTGGCGCGTCGTGCGCGATGGTTCGACGGACCTCGGCGGCGCAGATGTCACGCTGACCGGATTTGAAATCTGGTTGCAAGAGGCGACAATCTCCAATGTGCGGTTGATCCCGTTCGAGATTTCGACCGAAGACAAATATGTTCTCGCCCTCACTGACCGGTGCGGTACCGTCTACAAAGACGAAGATACGTTTGTCACATACATCCCGTTGCCGTATCTCTCGGTGGACATTCTCGACATTGACGGAGCAAATCTTGCGGAGACGTTGGCGCTGGTCCACGAGGACTATGAGCCGAGATTCATTATCCGCGAATGGAACAGCGAGAATTTTCAACCCGAACTCGTGCCGTTCGACACGGTTCCGCAGTACGACTTCGACGACTCGGCTTCCCCTACCCCGACCAGCGAGATTCAGGTAGTGACCTTTGCGTCCGGGTGGGCGCAGGGTAATACGTTTCAGGTCGAACTAGAACAGGCGCGCTCGGGCGTTGTCACGTACGCGGGCGACAGCACGGCGGCCGAACAGAATACGACGGCGGCGAATCTCCAGAAGGCCATACAGGGCCTCTTCTCGGTGACGGGTTTTACGGGCGTCACCGTTGCCCGCACCGGCACCCGCGAATATACCGTCACCTTCGCCGAGGCTTCAGCGGATACGTATGACCTGCTGGTCATCAATCCCCTCAGCGCCTCGGTTGGTGCAACCACGACCCGCACACAGGCGGGCGTTACGCGAACCGAAGACGCGTGGAGTGAGACGCGCGGATGGCCGCGCACGGTCACGTTCTTCGAGGGCCGGATGTACTTCGGCGGGACTCGCTCATTGCAGCAGTCCCTCTTCGGGAGCGCAATCAATAACATCCTTGACTTCCTGCCGGTCGAGGGATTGGACGATGAACCGATCTTCGTGACGCTGGCGAGCGCCAAACTGAATGCGATCAACGGTCTCTATGCTGGTCGATCCCTCCAGTTGTTCACCTCGGGCGGCGAGTTCCGCTTCATCAAAGAGACCGGCACCCCGATAGTTCCGACGGATGCTCCGGTGCCGCAGACCGAATACGGTTCGGCCCGCATACCGCCTGTCTCTATCGACGGATCAACGATCTTCGTCCACCGTACTCGCAAAGCATTGCGGGACTTTCGATTTGATTTCGAGCAAGGCGCGAATAGCTCACTCGGTATCTCGGCTTTATCTTCACATCTTCTCACCGGGGTTGTGGGTACCGCAGCGTGGAACGGGTCCCAATTCGACGAACTCGGACTCGTGTTTGCGGTAAACAGCGATGGCACTTTGGCGATCTTCAATACGCGGGCCGAGATCAAAGCGCAGGCATGGATGTCATGGTCCACGGACGGGACATTCGAGGCAGTAGGCATCGTCGAGGAAAATCGTTTCTTCGCAGTGCGACGAACTATCAACGCCGTCGACTATCTATTCCTTGAGATCGCAGACGAGGATTGCTACACGGACTGTGCAGTGCTGCAAACACAGTCGCCTTCGGTCACGGTGACGGGCCTCGGCCATCTAAACGGCGAAGAATGTCGCGTGCGCGCGGATTCCTTCGTGCTGGAAAATCAGACCCCCTCGGGCGGGTCGATCACGATGGAGCAGGCAGGAACCACCGTCGAAGTCGGATTGAATTTCGATCCGACAGTTACGCTTATGCCGCTCACCGCACAGACGCCGAACAAACCTTCGACCCTGCTGGAGAAGCAGCGCATTGTGCGGGTCGCGGCGAAAGTGCGCAACACCCTCGGCTTGCTGATGAATGGTCGCCCGATGACGGATCGGTTCTTTGACCTCGACAATTTCGATACCCCCGCTGAAACATACAGCGGCCATATCGTGCTTTCAGAAACAACAAACTGGGATGTGCGGGCCGAGAAGACCGTCACCTTCTCACAGGAGGACCCGCTACCGATGGAAATTCTCATGGTTCAAACCACTGTAGCGAGCGAAGTGTAATGGGCACATACGCAAACGCCGCCTCGAACTTCATTGTCAAGACGGCATCCCCTTACATCAGTCTCGCATCCTCGGCCTACGGGGCATACGAGACATATCAGGCTGGCCGGATCGCCAAAGCCGCCTCTGCTATTGAGGCCCGGCAGGTGGAAGATGCTGCACGCGCAGAAGAAATCGTGCGTAAACGTGCGCTCATTGAAGCCATCGCCGCGCAGAATGCGATAGCGGGTTCACGCGGCATTACGACCGGCGGTTCGTTCGGGGCTTTCCAACTCAGCGACATCCGCCAAGCGCAGAACGATCTGCTTATCGCGAAGACTTCGGCGGCTGCCAAAATGAAGGCACTGCGCGAGAAAGGTCGCGCGTACAAATCAGTGGGAACCACCGGTGCGGCGCTGAAACTGTTCAGCGGCATCTCCGAATTCGGGAAACACTACGTTCCGGGTGAAGGCTAATGGCTGATCTTCCACGTTATCGTCGAACCATAGCTCCGGCCGTATTGGAGACGGCGGTCGATACGGGCGCCGCTGACGCATCTGCGCAATTGGCACAGATATTCGATTCCTTTGCTGCCCGCACATCGCAGATGGCCGAGGCTGCGGCTACGCAGGCGGGCGCCGAGCGCGGTACGCAGGCCGGGGCCTTTGGCAAACCCGTGCCCAAGACCGGCGCCGCCGGTCTGACGACCTATGGCCATGCCTACAATTCGTCGGCCGAAGTCGCGTACATGAGCAAAGTGCAGCGCGACATCATGGAAAAGATGGACGGCATCTCTCGGGATTCCGAGGCCGATCCCGCGAAGTTCGACCAACTGTCGGGAGCACTCGTCGCGGGTTACGATGACATCCTCCCGCAGTACAAGGCGCAAGTAGTCGACATGCTCGACCGCGCCATCATTCGGGGCCGCTCGAACGTCCTCGACCAGCGCCTACAGAAAGACCGGCAGGAACACTTGGCGGACTATCTCGCCGGGCAGGACGCTCAGCTTCGGGATGCCGTTAACGGCGCTCTTATGCTCTCCGGCAAGCAGGCCGATCAGTTCATTATCGGTGCGATTGCTGATAACGATGCCCGCCTCGCTCGGTTGGTTGAGGACAACATCACCGACCCGGTGGCGGCAGAACGTGACAGCGCACGATTCAAGACGGAATTCGCCAAGGGCCTGCTCGACGCGCGCGCACAGATGATTACCGAGAGGTTCATCAATCAGGCTCGCGCCGACGTGGAACTGGGCGACAAGATGTTTGCCGGATTCATGGATGATCCGAGCATTGCTGCGGATGTGAAGGATAAAGTCAAACAGGATTATCGTTCTGCCCGCGGAGCCTTGCAAGAGGAACGCGGAGCACTATTCGCGGACGAGTCGGCCCAACTCTCGGCCGCCATCTCCCGCGGTCTGCACGGTCCCGAAGGCGAGGCCCATGTGCGCGACCTGTATCGCCGCGGCGGGATCAGCCGGGACGAGTATCAGGGTTTCTTGTCGCACATGGCGAACAACGAAGACGCCGCCATCAAGGGCGGACTCGATATCGCGCGCGTGCAAGAAGTGATGGATTCGCCCGATGGCAGCCGTGGACTTGATCCGGCACATCCCAAGGACAAAGCCGCGGTTGACGCATGGTTCAAACTCAATACTGCCGGGATTCCGCAGGGCAGCGAACGCTGGCAGGCCGCGGCGGTTTACACGGCGCAGAAGACAAACGTACTGCCCGAATCGGTCGATAGTTGGGCGCGTACCGGGATGCTGAGCGACAATCAACTCATGGCGGCGCAGTCTGCCGCATTCGTGAATCGCGTCGTGACCATCGCCCCGAAGGCGTGGGACTACAACGCTGATCCGAAAATCAACTCGTTCATGCGGATGACGAATGCCAACCTCGAAGCCGGATTGTCACCGCAGGAAGCGGCAGGCAATGCGCGCCGGTTGGTATATGAGATGCCCGACAATGTTCGCAAGACGCTGGAACAACAGTACGTTGCAAACAAAGGCGCATATCCGAAAGGTAATCAGCGATACCTCGAATCCACCATCGGCGGAGATGCGAAGTTCCGTATTCCCGAGAGTGGCTTCTTTGGCTCTGTGTTCGGCGCGACCGACCCGATCAAGGTTCCGAACCAGATGGCGATTGAGTTCAGTGCGCTCGTGAGCGACTACTACACGCTCAACAACGGCGATATCGCCGCAGCCCGCAGGACAGCGGCGGATCACCTGAGTAGCATTTGGGGCGTGACCCGGATGAATGGTGTGCCTGAACTGATGAAGTATGCTCCCGAGGCGCAGTATCCGAATCTGACCCCGGAAGGGATCGTCACGCACAAGGTGGAGGAATTGACTCGACTCGGCTACACGGGTGATCCGGGCAAAGTCCGCATCATCGAATTGCCGGGCGAGACTGCCCGGACCGAGGGCAAGAAATGGGGACTGGGCGTAGTACGCCCGGATGGAGGACAGGACATGCTGCTTGATCCGCGAAACAATATGCCACTGGCGTTTGTTCTGCCGCTCGATATCGACATGCGTCGCAACGAGGCAGACAAGGCAAAGGCAGTGGGGCTGGAACAGGCTGCAGAAGCCCGTAAGCAGCGCCTTCAGATGGGCGATCCGATTGCTTATGATGCCCTGAGTCAGAGCAACTACTAATGCCGATTGTTCCGCTGCACGATCAGAACTTCGTCTATGACACGATGCCGGGTCTCCCGGACGGGATGCGGGCGCCGGGCAACGTCGATCTGAATACGCGCCCGATTGTTCGCAATCCCGACGGTACGATCAGCACGGTACGGTCGACATCCTTCGGGACGCCCGAAGGCGAAGTGTTGGTGCCCACGATCAGCGACGACGGCCGTACGCTGTCACCGCAAGAGGCATTTGAGGCATATCAACAGACCGGTAAGCATCTCGGTATTTTCGCCGACGCGACGTTTGCTGATGCCTATGCTGAAAGCCTGCATCAATCACAGGCCGCCCAATACGACACTGCGCAATTCGCGCCGGGATTTTGGGACGTGGCGGCTGCGGCACTTCGCAAGGAACACATTGTCACCAATGCAATCGAACTGATAACCGCCGCGGATGAACCTTCGCCGGTTGCAGATTACAGCGCCTTCCGCGATCCGAAAGAATTGGAGGGTTTCGAGGCGCATTTCGATGATTTTGTGTACAGCGATTCGCCAGCAGAAACACATCAGATCAAGCAACGAATTATTGCCGCAGAGAATGATGACAGGACATTGGCAGCCGCCGGGGGTTGGGGTCTGGTAGCGACTATGGCTGCGGGCATAACCAGTCCCGATATATTGTTTTCGATGGCGATTCCGGTCATCCCGGAAATCGCATGGCTCGGTAAGGCCGGACGCATCGGCCTCGGCATGGGAATGCAAGGCGGCATTGCTGGAGTCCACGAAGTCGTATTGCATCAGAATCAGCAGACCCGGACTATCGGGGAATCGCTATTCAATGTGGGCGCGGCCACGATTTTGACGGGCGCCTTTGGGGCTATCGCGGCACGGACACCCAAGTCTGAATTTGACAATCTGATCAATGCGGTCAACAAAGACCTCGATGCTCCGCCCATTGCCACAGTTAAGCCGCCCGAGTCATCGACGGCGGGCGCTGCACAGGTTGGACACGGGACCTCACTCGAAGATGAAGGATTGGCCGATGGCGCTGGCGTATTTGCCCGCGTCGGTCGATTCGTAAGTCCGCTCCTTCGCGTCCTGAACTCGCCGTCCAAAGAGGCGCGGGTGCTGGCGCAGCGGCTCGTTGACATCGTGCCGTTGCTCAAGAAGAATGAACGCGGGATCGCAACCGCGACATCGGCAGAGACCCTGATCCGCAACATGTGGCGCCAGCGGGTCGTTCGTACGCGCAATGTTCTCAATGCCGAATTCAAAGCGCATGTGAGCGAGAACCCGAGTACGTCTTTGTCGCGTCGCCAGTTCAACGAAGAGGTTGCTCGCGCGGGGCGCAATGGCGACAACAGTGCGATCCCTCAAGTTCGGAACGTGACGCGGGAAATCCGTAAGTTCCTCGACGAAGACCGGAAGTTCTTGCAGGATCACGGAGTGCTGCCCGAGGATTTCAAACTCGTGGGCGCCGAGAGCTACATTCCGCGTGTCTACAACGTGGACAAGATCAAGGGGGAGTTGGGTCAGTTCAAGCAGGTGCTCCGGGATTGGTTCCGTCGGAACCCGGTCACGGAGAAAGAGATTGCGGAAGCTACCGCGGCAGGCCAAGACATAAACACGCTCAAGGCCCGCTCTATGGACCCGCTCGAAATCGAACAGCGTGTGAACGATACGGTCAACAATATCCTTGGCACGACCAAGGGCATGTCCACGGTCGGCCGCGGGGCGCCACGGGCCAAACCGTTGCGCACGCGAGAACTCGATGTGCCGGATAACGTATTGGAACCGTGGCTCCACAATGATATCGAAGACATCATGACGAGCTATTTCAAAACGATAGCTCCTCAGATTCAGATGCGTCGCGTGTTTGGCGACGTGTCAATCGCGATTGAGCGCCAGAAAGTCATAGACGATTACGGTGTCAAACTCACCGCGGCAACCTCGAACAAAGAGGCCGCGGCACTGACGGACCAGATGGAAAAGGACCTGATCCACATTGACCGGCTGTATGAACGCGTCATGGGGATTACCGGCCAGACGAATGCGGGCACGGCGATGTTTGTGCGCACGACCCGGTTCATCCGGGCCGTGAACTACATGAAGGGCCTCGGCTCAATGGCCGTGTCTTCGCTGTCCGACGTGGGTCGCGTGATGGTGCGTTTCGGAATCCCGAAGACGCTCGGCACGATAGCGAAATTCTTGGGTAACTCGAACTTCCGTAACATGTCGCTGGAAGACCTTCAGCGCATGGGAACCGCGATGGACTGGTTCCATGATTCCCGCGGAATGACGCTGGCGGATTTCGGGTCCGACATTCCGGCGCATACGAAGTGGGATCGCGGGATGCGCACGACTACGAATCTGTTCACGCGCGCAACGCTAATGGCTTCGTGGAATACCTTCATCAAGAGTATCGGCTCTATCATGGAGCAGGATGCCATTCTGCGCGCGGTTCGCCGCGGCAGCAGTATGCCGAAGCTGATCCGAACGAAATTGGCGGCCAACGGCATTGGTGAGGCTGAATTGGTCCGTATCGCGCCAATGATCGAGCGATACGCCATACAAGAAGGTGGCGTATTCCGGGCACAGACCGATCTGTGGACCGACCGAACGGCGGCCGAGATATTCGAGGGCGCGATCACGCGGAATGCGGATGCGCTCACCACCATCCACGGTGCGGGCGATCTGCCGATGATCATGGACGCGGAGACGGCGAAGACGCTCCTCCAGTTCAAGACGTTCGCCATGACCTCAGTCAGCCGCATGATGATCCCGGTCGCGCAGGGCATCTCGCGCGGCGATCCGAAGGCGATCAGCGGCGCGGCCGTGATGCTGTTCATGGGTGCCACTTCGTACTACATTCGCGAGAAGGTCGCGGCGCGGACGCCGGACCTGAGTATGGGCAATCTTGCCATGCAATCGCTCAACTGGTCCGGTATGCTCGGCTTCTTACCAGACATCTACGATCCGCTGGTTGCGACGCCGCTCGGGTTGCCGAAGTTCGCCGGAAACCAGTTCTCGGCCGACCTCTCGAATATCATCGGCGGTCCGACATTCGGCACCATCAATGATGCGTACAATGCCTTCGCTAAAGGAGCACCCGAGGGCGATAGTTGGTGGACACAGAAGCGCCTGCATCGGATGCGCAAACTGCTTCCCTATCAGAATTTGTGGTACTTCCGGCGCATCCTCGACGCTATCGAGGGCACTGTCGGGCAGGCCACGGGCGCCGAAGGGGCACCGGTCGAATCGTTCGTGGAACAAGTCGCCAAGGTAGCAGAGCCGCCCGAACCCGCGGAGTTCGAGGTTAAGACGCCACTGAAAGTGGCGGCCGTGGCAATTGGCGCCGTAGCGCTGGCCTTGCTCGCGCGCAAAGGCGTGGGCGCGCTCACACCGTTCGGTAAAGCGGCGGCTGAAGGTGCCGAGGGCATGGGCGGCGCTACCCCTATGCGGATAGTCGGCGTCGAATCGCCCACGGCGGCGAAGATTCCTGTCGGTAAGGCTACAACGAACCCCGAACTTGCGCCTTCATACATGCGCATCCAGTCGACGTTGTCTAAGATGGGCCTCTCCAAAGAAGCCCTTGTTGGCGCCAACGTAATGAGGGTCGAAGCCAGTGCCTTTGTGGGCATACTCGACAAGATCATACCGAAGGATGACCCCTATCGGATACTGGTCAACAAACTGAAGGACGCGGATTTGCCGGGCAATGTGTACTTCGGACGTGCGCAACACATGTATGATGCGACCAAAGGTTCTAAGTCGTCGCTTCAGATGTATGGTGCGTATTTCGAGAATGGCTTTCCGCATAGAGGAATAGCAGGAACTGATCACATTCTGATCAATCTCGATATGACCCAACCGCATCAACTTGGATGGGTAATGATGCATGAGTTGACGCACGCGGGCACGGTCCGAAATCTTCGGGAAGATACCGTAGCCTTTGACATGCTGGAATCGTTGCTGGATCGCGCGAAAACCCATGAGGGAATGCCAATGGAGCATTATGCCTACGAAAACGTCTTCGAGTTTGTCGCAGAGTCATTCGGCAATCTTGAGTTCCAGCAAGCGTTGAAGAAAGCAGACCTTTGGAACGAGTTTTTGAACGTCATCAGCATGACCTTCGGTATCGCAGGCGCGGGGCTGATGGTACTTGAACACGCGGTCGAAATCCCCGAAACTGAAAACACAACAATCTAAGAGACAATCAATGGCAGAACCAAAACGCATGACGACGGCATCATTCGATCCGGTCGCCCGTGCCAAATTCGAGGAAGAGATGAAGCGACTCGGTCGCCCGTTCATTCCTCGTCGCTCTCCGCAGACGCCCGGTCGTCAGCCGAGCATGTGGATACAGATAATGGCGACGCTCGATTCAGCGCTTGCCAATATTCAGCGCAGCCTGATGGGCGGGCGGCTGGTGGGGCCGAATGCCGGGTCCGGCTATGGCGGGCGCGAGCGCGCGTACGCCATTGACGAAACCGTCACGCAGATCGAGACGGGCCAGAAGAAAAAGTAAGCCGAGGTTCCTCAAGTGGGAATTGACACAGTAAACGACATCGAGCCGCGCGTACAGTACGTCGCTTCGGCTGGACAGACCGCCTTCGATTATCCCTTCCCGATCTTCGCGGATGGGGATATCGTGGTTGCGACCGCGCCCGATGAAGACACCGAGGCCACGATCCTCACGCTTACCACCGACTACACGGTGACGGGCGAAGGCAATGATAACGGCGGCACGGTAACGCTAGTTGTGGGCGTAGCGGCCGGAACCATCGTGACGCTGTACCGGGACCTCCCGGCTGAGCGGTTGACCGACGTGGCTCAAAACGGCCCGTGGACTTCGCAGAACTACAACGACGAACTGGATAAGATCATCATGCTTATCCAGCAACTCAAAATGCAACTCGACCGCGCCGTGCAGGTGTCGGTCACTTCGACGACCGATCCCGATGACATAAACTTCGATGACATCGCGGACCTCGCGGGCAGCCTCACGACTCTCGATTCATTGCAGGACGTGAATGCATCTGCGCCTGCTGAGAACGACGTGCTGGTGTTCGATGCGGACACGAATACGTGGATCGCAACAGCCCCTTCGCTGATTCAAACGGATGAGGCGGATAACGTCATCGACATCCGGGGTGCCATGTTTGTCGGTATCGCCGGGAACGTGGTCACGGTTCCGGTCAACGATGTCCCAATCGTCATCAAGCAAGCGTGCAACATCACCAAGGTGACAGTGCTTACGCGCGATGGCACCGGCTCGTGTGAAATCGACATCTGGAAGCGGTCCTACAACAGCTATCCGCCGACGGTCGCGCAGAGTATCACGAACGGCGCACCGATCACGATTACCAACAGCAACAAGACGCAGTTGACGACCGCGCAACTGGACACTGCTGGCTGGACCCGGTCCCTGTCACAAGACGATACGCTGTTGATTCATCTCGACAGCACGTCCGTATTCGAGGTCATCGGGGTCTTCATCGAGCTTACTCCGGTTGGCACATTGCCGGTGGACGATGTCACCGATCAGCGCATCGAAGACATTGCGAATGCCGCAATTGACGAACGCAACATACCGGGGCTTGAAACCGCAGGCAGCGTTTACACGCTTACCCTCGGATCGGGCTTTTTCCAAGACCTGAATCTGTTCAAGCTGTTGGGGTCGCCCGCGGGTGCCGTGACGGCCAATCTCGTTGTTCCGGCAGGGACCACGATCAATG